TCACATAACTCCACATTCTGAAGCGGGGCAATATCCTTATATTCCTCAGTATCCGCAAGATTAACAAAGGATAACTTGATTGATACTGTCGGTATTCCAATACCTTCTTTATCAAGATAGTCCTCAGCCTTAGCCAGTAGCTGAAGCTCTGAAGGTGCCGTCTCAAATTCCTGAGAGAAGTCAACCGCTATTGTTCTCTTAAAAGGATAATTAGTAGCATATGGACTCTCAACAACCTTCTGAGTAAGCGTCACAACCGTTGTACCTTCCGTATCTTGCCAGTAGGGGCAAATACCCGTGATTGTATTGCTTATGTATTCTTCTTGGCTGATATCTGTAATATTCTTACCATATCTAAGCGTTACCTGAGGCGTCTGTACTCCACGATTACGCCAAAGCTTAACCGTATAATTATCCCATTCATACTCACCGCCGAATTGGTCAAGCACACTGCCTTCAATTCCGCCTAATCTTTGCCTAAGCGAAGCGGGAAGAGTCTGATTGTAAGGTGCTACCGTAGTCACATCCGTCCAAAATGTGAATGGATTATCCTCAGCGCTATTAGTCTTAAGACCTTGAAGCGTATCAGCACAAGCCGTACCACTTGCAAGCACTGAGAAGGGCATAACGGGTATATAACTCAACTGATATGAGATATGCTGAGCCAGTACGGAGAATCTACCGTTGAATGGCTTAGTTATCTTATATACTCTAAATGCCTGATTGCTTGCGTTTTGACTCGGCTTAACTACTATAATTGATGACATTTCTATCTCATCTGCGTGAAGAGCATCCTCAGGAAGTTCAAGCTCTAGCTCATACTGTCCATTACGCTCTTCAGTAACTACGCAAGATATACAATCAAGTCTACCTATGCCATTAGATGTGAATGTTATATCATCTTTGTCAAAAAGTATCGGTTTCATAATTTCCCTCTATAAAATCCACCAACGGGGCTTAATCTCTAATTGAGTTACGCCGTCAAGTGTTATCTCATTATCACCCGATGTAAGACTTGGGAAGTCTCCGTTGAGAAGCACTATATTAGCATTGCAATTAGTCGTTAAGTCATCCTTGTAAGCCTCTTGAAGCTCACAATCAATATCCGTATAGTCATTTGCAGTAGTTATCTGTACGCTGATATCACCTATCGTAAAAGTTCCAGTACCATAGGCTCGAATTAACGGTTTAGCAACCTGCATATATTCATTATAGATACTACTGTCAGTTGTGATTGTAATTACCTGCTCACCGCTCTTAAGATATCTCTGAGGGTAACAATCAAAAGTTAAGTCAAATTCTCCCGCATAGAGCTCATCAATCACCTTAGCTGAGAATCCGCCTTTATATCTTGCCATTCGGTATTCATCAGGATGATAAGTGTCCTCTAATCTCTGATAACCCTTCTGAGAAAGTAAGAAGTTACGCAAGCCTTCTATATTATTATCAAAGCGGTCAAAGATAAAGGCAGGATAAGAAGTATCAATGTTCTTATACCTGCCGTTGTCTAGTGTTAAATCTCCGTTACGTCCTGAGATTGATATTGTTTCAACATCCCTCTCAGGAGCTCCGAAAGTATTAAGACCGCTTATATATACGCCGAAGTCTTTTGATGACTTCCCGTTAAAAGTAAACCAATTTCTCATTATGCGAATACCGCCTCTCTGTTATACACTTGAGCATTGATTCTATCTTGTATAATGTCAGCCAGTTCACGAACATCCTGACCCTGAGCGCCATATACTGTAATATTGACGCTATTGTTATTAGTTGTTGCGCTCTGTCCGATTGAATCTGTAAGAGTAGTAGGTACTAAAGCGCTTGCCATACTATTCATGGCGTTCTGTATCTGAGGGATACCGTTATCAATACCCTTAACCATTGTCTTAATCATATCAGGCATATAAGTATTGAAGTCTGATAACGGTCCTACATCGGGCTCAGAGAAGTGAATATACTGTCTGATTGCATTAGCAATACTAGCCGCCGCATCCTTGACCTGACCTATCTTACTCTTAATGCCGTTTATAAGGTTATTTATCATATCAGAGCCCCAATTTCGCATAGCGCTCATAATATTACTGAATGTGCTTGATAAATGGCTCTTTAGAGTACTAAAGATATTCTTCACTCCGTCAATGCCTGATTGTACGGCTTGCTTTAAGTACTTCATAGCTCCGTCCAAGTCACCTTTAAGTAGAGCAGTGAAAGCCTTAACAATATTAGTAATGACATTGAGTACCGTTGTGAATATGCCTTTGATTACATCTAATGTGGCAACTATACCGCCCTTGATAGCCTCGAAAGCAACCGTGACAATCATCTTGATAGTAGATAATGCCATATTGATTTCATTCTTATGCTTTTCAAGGAAGTTATGAATCGCATCACCTATCAGACCGATTACAAACATAACCAATTCAGCTACGGCGCTTAAGTATCCCTTGATTGACTCTATAACGGGTGATATCCACGCAATAATCATATCAAGCCATTCTTTGACCTTTTCAGCGAATCCGCTAAAAGTCTCTTTAATGCTCTCAACTACTGCATTGACCTTATTCCTAAATTCTTCATTAGTATTGTAGAAATATACAAACGCCGCAACTAACGCCGCTATCACTCCGATTACGATTGTAACGGGTGACGCTATTCCTGCGATAAGTGTTATCAGCTTGCCTACGGCTCCCGTTATAGTTCCGATTGCCGTAATAAGTGAGCCGATGCCAGTAATAACTTTACCAACAATCAAAAGCACTGGACCAACCGCCGCTACAATAGCCGCTATCTTAACAATTCTATCTTTTTCAGCGTCATCAAGCGCCATAAACGCATCAACAACGCCTTGTATCTTCTCAATAAGTGGCACCAAGTAATATGAAATAACTCTACCGAGTGAAGTCATCAATACATCAAGGCTACTCTTAAGCTTTTCAATCGAGCCGCCGAATCCGCTCATCATAGCTTCTGACATTTCATTAGTAAGCCCTGAGCACTCCGCAATACTCTTAGATAATTCCTCAACCTCTTGCGGAGCCGTGTTAATCAATGCAAGCCAAGGCGCCATTTGATTTTTGCCAAATATAGCAGAAGCCGCCGCTATCTGTTCTTGCTCAGATAAGTCCTTAAAGGCGTTATGCAAGTTGCGTTGTATAACAACCATATCCTTCATAGAGCCGTCAGGATTCCATACGTTATCCATTGAGATACCGTATTCTTCCATAGCTTCTTTTGCCTTTTTAGCAGGGTCAGCAAGTCTTGCAATACCCGTCTTAAGAGAGTTAGCCGCTACACTGGCTTCAATCTCTCTATTAGCCATAATACCCATATATAATGAAGCATCTTCAACGCTCTTACCTGCGGTGTTAAATACTGGCGCCGCTACGCCCATTGCTTCAACTAATGAATCAACATCTAAGGCAGAATTATTACAAGCCGCCGCAAATACATCAGCGTAATGAGAAGATTGTTCAAAGGAATCATTGAATCCGTTAATAGCTCCGACTAATCCTGCTGATACAACTTCAAGATTACCACCTTCGCCCGCCGCTAAGTTCATTGCGGGAGCCATAGCGCTTGCCGCCTGAGCCGCATCAAGTCCCGCACGTGCAAAATTAAGAGAAGCCTGAGCCGCATCATTCATTCCGAATGTAGAATTACGAGCGGCATCTTCCATAGCCTTATTAAGTAAAGAAGCTTCTTCAGCAGTGTTTGACATTGTCTTATTGGCAAGTGTCATAGTCTTATCGACTTCGGCATACTTCTTAACCATTGCCGTACCTGCCGCCACAATAGGAAGTGTTACTCTTGTGGTCAATGTCTGACCCATAGCTGATAGCTTATCGCCTACACCTTTTATCTTTTCGCCGACTTCCCTTATCTTTTCTCCTGCTAACTGCATCTGAGTACCAAGTACTGATGCCGATTCTCTAGCCTGACGCTCTAATTCTTTAAGAGCGGCGGTATCAAGGTCAATCTGCGTCTTTAACTGGCGCATCTTCTCCACATTCTCAGGAGTCTTATCAGCCTTAGATAATTGCTCATAAGCTTGCTTTTCTGTTTCAATTTTCTTTTTGGTATCCTCGATAGCCTTAGAAAGTTCGACCTGCTTATCCTTAAGAAGAGCAGTATTAGAAGGGTCAAGCTTAAGAGCCTTATTGATATCTCTTAAGTTCTGCTGAGTCTTGCTTATGGCATTATCAACCTTTGCAAGCGCTGATACAAGCTTAGTAGTATCTCCGCCTATCTCGATTGTTATTCCTTTGATTCTACCTGCCGCCATTCTCAATCCCTCTTAGAATTTATCAAAATCAGCTTGTGATGCTTTTTGCTGATACTTATAATCATCGTTGCTATTCTCCGTTATAATATCCATAACGAAGCCATATTCAAGCGCATCCAAGTCAGCCACTGTAAGACCAACTTGGATACACCTTAATATATAGAGAGCAGTGTTTAACTCTCGCTCACTGCGCCTCTTGCTTTTTTTTTGACCTCGCTTGTGGTTTTGGTATTACCCATATACACATCAACGACTTCCTCAGCCGCCATAGTAAGGTCAAGAGGCTCAAACTGTTCAAGCCAGTTAGCGTATGAATCAATGTTAAGCCTATTCATATCAACTGACTTGTCAGCCGCCGAAGCCATAATATAAGCAAGTTCAGATATTGACGATGCCATAATACCGCCGTCCTCACCTGCTCTCTGAAACTCGCTAATAATGTCACGACCGAATACCATTCGATATCTTAACGGCGTAGCACCATTAGCAAGCATAGGGATAGTCTTTTCACCTATCTTTATCTCTCTATACATCTTTGCTCTCCTTATATCTGATTATGCGCTTATTGTGCTTGCCTCATAA